CATCAAGGAAAGTATGACAGATGAAGCCATTGAAGGCATGGTAGACTCAATGTTGGGAGAATAAACTATGAAGGATTGGACAGGAAATAGAAAGAGTATGTTCGTGACTTTGGGAGCATCCAACCACACGGACAAGGAACGTGAGAGTAATGACTTTTACGCTACTGACCCTATAGCCATTGATAAACTGGTGACAGTTATACAACTTCCTCGTAAGATTTGGGAGTGTGCTTGTGGTACAGGGTGCTTATCTGACCGACTGATGGACTTCGGGCATGAAGTTGTCTCCACCGACCTTGTGGACAGAGGCTATGGGGGAGTAAGAGATTTCTTGGAAACCACCGAACTTCCGAACGAATGTGCTTGCATCCTTACCAATCCGCCATACAAGTTTGCCCTGGATTTCATTAAGCACAGCTTGGAGCTTCTTCCTGATGATGGACTTTGCATCATGTTCTTGAAGACTACCTTTCTAGAAGGACAAAAGAGGTATGATGAGCTATTTAGCAAGCATCCTCCTCAGTATGTGCTGCAATTCTCACGAAGAGTGCTTTGCGCCAAGAATGGAGAGTTTCAGAGAATGAAGGACGGAGGAGGCAGTGCTGTTAGCTATGCTTGGTTCGTTTGGAAGAAAGGTTATCATGGTGATACAGTCATCAAGTGGATATAATATAATAAGGTGTAACTCTTGATGGGGCTACACCTTATTTTATATATGATGTATTTGTGATTGTTGCTTACAGATTGTTATATTAGTAAAGTTTAACTTTAAAATTTTGCTCAAAATGAATTGGTTTGAGCAAAAAGTTGTAATTTTGCTACAGATTTTTGATTTTATCAAGAACGTATAAACAATTAACTATAGACAAAAGGAGGTTTTTCTATGACACAAGAACAAGAAGCCGAAGTCCAACGGTTGATAAAGGACGTAGATGTTACTGAGCTGATGGGTATGCTTATGAAGCATGGCAACAGATATTCCAGAAGAATCTTGAAGTTCTTCCGGTGGTACTGCAAGTATATGCCTATAAGCCTTATGTTCTTTCACGCTTATGGTATCTGGGACTTTTCTCAGCATCCCAAAGAAATGTTTGTTCCTCACGAAGAAAATTTGCCATGTTATCTCTTCATTTATTTTATGGTCTATATTCTTCCGATGGTGACAATTCTGGCTAGTAGATTTTTCTTTTTGTGCTGGTGGTATCGTATTCCTTTCTTCTATTTTTTCGGCATTAATGCTGCACATATTGTGGAATGGAACTGGTACACTACCAATGATATGGTGGACTCCTGCTATACTGTTATGATTGTAACTGGTATGTTCTATATCTATGGTTTTTCTGATATGATTATCAATAAGACGAAGATGGGTAGAAAATTCTTCGCATAGAGATTGCTGGAGATTTTTGGAGAATAACAGAGAAAATTGGAGAATTATGGAAAAAATGTTGAATTATGAGACCCTGGGAAATGCGTTGAAGGCGATGAGCGATGCTTGCTTCAAGGCAGCAGAGCAGCAGAAGAATGGGGAGAAGGTTACGGCTTGCGGTATGAGCGATGATGATTTGGACAATCTTTGTGAACAGATTCCATTCATGCTGAATCCTTATATGACTGCCGGGCAGGTGAAGAAGGAGGCGCATATCAGCGAATCTACCCTAAGAAGGGCTATTGCTGATGGTGAGTTGGAGAGCGTGGGGAACGCTGGGGACCATTCTCATTTCTTCAAGAAATGGGACGTTAGAGAGTTTATCAAGAAAAGACTGAAAAGAAACAAGTAGAAAAGGAGAGAGGCGAGAGATTGCTTCTCTCTTTTTTATGCTCTAAAACACACAATTTTTGCCTTAAATTATACACAATATTCTTGCGAAAATATACATACGGTGGTTTTGATATGGGTCTATGTCAACTTAAATCTTTGGAAAACAGACAATTAAAGAAAGTGTGACAGAGTTATCTAAGAACTTGCCAATTCCTCGTATCTTTGCACACGTAATCGGTTACATGTGTGAATAAACAAAATGTACAACTTTTATTACTTTAGGAATTATGGCAGAAGAAGTAATTAAGACTACCTCTTGTTGCAACGATGCAATGATGGGTGGTTTGCTTGGAGCGATGGCAAATCGTGACAACAACAATCCTTTGGCAATGGCGGCTATGATGCGTGACCGTGACGATGCCGATATGTGGAACAATCCATTTGCCTACATGATGATGATGGGCGTGATGAAGTGGATGTATGGCGACAACTGGAACAACCGTGACAATGCAGGAGATGTGCAGCGTGCAGAGATTCAGAGCCAAATTGAGAGCTTGCGCAACCAGATGGCAGACAACCAGAACAGCAACTTGCTGATGGGTGCTATCCAGGGTAATGGCAACGACCTTAAGATGTTGGCAAGCAATCTGAACTGTGACTTCAACGCCTTGCAGAACTCTATCTGTGGCATCCAGGCTGGCATCCAGCAGCTTGGTGGTCAGGTAGGATTCTCGGCAGAGCGAGTAATCAACGCCATTTCGCAGGGTGACTTGCAGATGACCATAGCATTGAAGGATTGCTGCTGCCAGACCCAGCAGAACATCATCAAGATGGGTTACGACAACCAGCTTGGTCAGAAGGACATCGTTAACCAGATGCAGCAGGGCTTTAACTATACCAACACAGGTATAGAAAGAGCTGCTTCGAATCTCGGTTTCCAGATGCAGCAAGACAAGTGTGACGTCATCCGTGCCGGTGAGAACAACACCCAGCGTATTATTGACACCTTGACAGGGCATTGGAGCCAGGAGCAAGCCAACGAGATTCAGGACTTGAAGTTTAAGAACTCTCAGTTGCAGCAGAACATCTACCTTGCCAATCTGATGAATGGCGGTTGCGGATGTGGCGCAGGTGTAGCAGGTGGCTATCAGTAAAAAAGAGTAAAGAATGAAACAGAAGCGTAGTGGTATGAACAAGATTTCTCCAGTGGGCTTGGCTACTACAGCATTGGTAGCCAACCAAGTTTCAGTCTTAGCTACTTACAATGAGAAGCTTTGCAGACCTTATTGCGTGAATGGCAGCGTGCAGCCACAGGCAAGCATAACTTACAGTTATGAGCAGCCTATCCTTAGCGGTACAACGGTGTTTGTGCCTATCGTGGCAACTATCTCCATCATTACGCCTGTAACAGGCAACAGAAACGTGATGAGAGCGCAGCCGTTGATTTACACGGAAAGATGGGTAGCAGCCTTCCAAGGGCAGACAGCTCTGCCAACGGCTGTGACCATCGCCAGTGTAGGACGGACGCAAAAGGCTAACGATGTGGTATGCGGAAAGGCTAGAGGCCTGAGCATATTTGACAGTCTGACCGTAGCATTGACTACAGCTTAGTATCATTATAGAGGGAAATGGTGGATGGTGTGTAAGCCATCGTTTCCCTCGCATTATCCATTTAAAACGATACGATTATGATATTTAAAGATTTAAAGGCAGGTTTCCCGGTTTTTTTGTTTGACCGGGCAACAAGAAAATTCAAGCAGGGTAAAGTGATGAATGCTCCAAGCCCTGATATTAGTGGTAGCAAGCCCAACATGATGCCCCAGATGCCTGGCATGCCAAACTTTGGCGCCATGAACGTGAAGGTGAATATTCAGACGGAAGACGGAAAGCAGTCAACCTATTCGGTAGTTGATACTGAGCAAACAGCATACAGCGACACCCTTGTAATCTCCTGTAGCAAGGAGAGTATCATCAACGAGGTGAACGCATTGAAGAACCAAGCCAACGACATCATCAATAAGATGCCGGATTTCGAGCAGACCGTAAAGGACTGTGACAATCTCCTTTCAGAACTGGACACAACGTTTCGTGACCAACAGAAAACAAACGAAAGGCTCAACCAGATGGAAAGCAAGCTGGACGAGATTTTCAAATTCGTTAAATCGCAAAAATCAGAATGATATGAACTTAGTAGAACTTATCACAAAATATCAGACCGATGCCACACCAGAGCAGATGGTGCAGGTGACAAAGATAATCGGCAAATTCGTGGCTATGCACGCAACGGATGAAGACCTCTTGCTGCTGTATAAGGACATCTATGGGGTAGTGGGCAACGGACACTTCAACGACTTCTTTGCTGAGGCTCAAATCAAGAAGATGGTTTTTGAGGATGATAAGGAGGTGGAGCATCGTGCTCCTTACTACACCATGGCGAAGACGCAGGAAATATATGAGACGGTGAAGGACGAGATTCGCCCTTACAACCAATGGGACTTTGCCGTGGTGCTGAACATGGTGTATTCGGACAACTACAACCTGATGAAGAAATGGTTTGCCGATGATAGCGAGGAGCAGCTGATGGACAAAATGGTGGACTTGGCTGTGAACTGGCTGAGAGACGATGATAACCCTTATGGGCATTGTAAGGCTTGGGGGTACTTTAACTAAGTGAAGAGTGAAGAACGAAGAGTGAAGAATCAATTTGCTCTTCTAGAAATGATTCCATAACACCTAGAGATATATAAAAGAAAACTATCAGAAGAAGAGAATGCAGGCTAAGGAAAAAGGGCTTGTGTTCTCTTTTTCGTATGAAGTTGCGCAACTTATCACTGAGAATCGGGAATGATGGCTTAAATTTGCATCGTTTCCATAACGGAGTGGGGACGGATAAATGGAAAAGAAAATGAATGATATTCGAGGTTACTTAATTGGGACGATATGGACTTTTCTGAGTCTGCTAGTACCCATCAGAGATTTTATGATTGCCATGATGGTATTGTTCGGGCTGAACCTGGTGTTTGGCATCGTGGCAGCGGTGTTTAACGGTGAGGAATGGAGCTGGAAGAAATTCGGCATGTTCTTCGTTTGCTGTGCGGTGTTTTTCGTGACGGTGGCTGCACTGTTTATCATCGGTCACTTCTTGCATTCGGATGCTGAGGCTCTGTTTTGCGTGAAGTGGGTGTGCATAGCCGCGACCTATCTCTTCACTACAAACATCTTGAAGAATCTGAAACGAATGCTGGTGCCAGATTCGCCTTGGTACAGGCTAGTGGACTATGGCTATTATGCGCTGACACTGGGCTTCGTGGAGAAAATGCCAATGTTCAAGAGATACCAAGAATATAAAAACAACAAGGAAAATGGAAATGAAGGAAATCAGATTGGAGCAGCTGCTGATGGCGATGCCTAATGCAGGAAAGAGGGCAGAGAAGTTTCTGCCATACCTGAATAAGTATGCTCAGGAATTTGAAATCAACACGCCTTTGAGGTGGGCGCACTACTTGGCTCAGATAGCGCATGAGAGCGGTGAACTGAAATATACCAAGGAGA